GAGGGACTTCAACACCTGGAAACGCAAAAGGGATTATCGGAATAGGGTACGGAAACGTGCCCAAAATGCAAAACTTGACAAAAAATTGAATAGAGTTTATCCTTGACAAAGTGGGTGCATTTGCGCCCTCAAGTCATTTTAGAGCCACCTTCGGGGTGGTTTTTCTATTTCAGGAGGCTACACCATGGAGAATCAAATCGTTCAAATCATCCGAGCAATAGCTAGACCGGCAATCAGCGTTATCTTTGCTGCCGTGATAGCTCAGATTGTTATAGAGAAGATTACCGCGCCAGAGTGGTTCTTGGCGTTGGCTATTCCCTGCATTCTCTGGTATTTCGGTGAGCGGGCAGTAACACATATCAAGACTAATAATGCCAACAATCTTGAGGCATTGGCTGACAAGGTAGTGGCTGCTATTCAGGAAAAGAAAGGTGAATAGGAGGGAATATGACTGGTGATTGCCCAAGAGCAGGATTTAAGCCATCAAAGGGATATTCATTCGAGGGCAGAAGGAGGGAACCTGAAAGAATAAGCCATCCTGATATTATCAAGCTATATGATGATATTGAGGATAGACTTTACGATTATGTGATGTGCGTCTATAAAGAATGGCCAAAACTTCGGGAGGAGAAAGAGGAGGAGGAGATAAGGAACATTACAAGAGATGTGGTCGGGGATATTGGCAAGATGTGGATTCACTCGCCTTACTTTAATGAAAACTATCCCCTTTATCTCACCAACACCAACAACAATAGCTAAAAGAAAAGAGTGATGTTTAACTGGCAAGACTTCTTAGGCAGCTTATTTCGTGGTCCTTATTACAAGCAACTTTATGAGCGATGCTCTGAGAATTATGCTCGCTGCGATAGTGATAAGCAATGGCTGGTAAAGCAGCTCGCACAGCGCGATGAGCTGATAAGACAGCTTGAGTTGCTTGTGCCTAGGCCTGCTCCACCTGAACTGGCTAATGTAGTAGAGAGGGATACAGCTTGGGTTGATAGTATCCTTGTAAAGATGAAAGCTAATGTCATAAGGCTTCCCCTTGGCAAGGAGTTCCAGCTTACAGACAAGGATACATTCATTGACTTTATAGCTTGGGACTGGGTTGACTCATTTGAATATCACAAGTTCTATCGGTGTGGTAACTTCACCATTAGCTTCAAGGCTAGCGCTGACCAATGGGGAGTTAATCAAGTAGGCATTGTGCTGGACTATAAATCTGGACACGCTTATAACATAGTAGTATTCCCTGATGGAAAGGTAATGCTCCTGGAGCCTCAGTCAGATAACCTGTTCTGCTGGAAGGAGCACGCTTCCCAATTCTATAACCTAGAAGGAGCAGTAGTAATAATCTAATGTTCATAGGCGGTATTAACTTCAAGGAATTTCTGAGCGACTATAAGGAGTGGCATGCTCTAGTATTTGGCTTTTGCGAAACTATGTGTCCAGGAGAGCCGCGATACCCCAATATGACAGACGAACTCAAAGAGCAAATAGAGGGTGAGAACCACTATTATCGTTCCGGTAGGGTTATGGGATACATAGCTCGTGTCGTGTTTATCGCCGGCGTGATAATAGGAACAGCAGCAGGGATAATGGCGGTGATATTCTGAATACTCAGTTAGGAGTGATAGTCGAACGGCTTTTCCTTTGAGCTGGTGTCCAGCCGTGTGAGACGGCAAGTATCGGGCAGTCCGTGAGGAAATGTAGCGGGCGAATTAAGGGGAAGGAGTCCGAGCCAGCTCTTAACACCCAGCCCTTACAACAACAATGGTGAAACATGATAGGCACAGGCAAAGTCCGACAAGCAGGTGTCCAGATGGAGTGCGGATACTGCGGAGAGATGATTTGGCAGTATGGCGATTACGTCTGGTGGCATAAGAAACGATATGGCAAGGTGGATATTGTACCCGTGCATCCCGAGTGCTGGGAAAAGATTAAGGTGAAAGATGGAATGGAACAATAACTATGTCTGGACTAGAGACAGCATAACAGAGGCAGAGGAAACGACCACTGAGGAATAAGATGGCAAAAGCAAAATCTAAATACCCACATGGCAGGCATCCCAACACACTGGCGAACCTCGCAAAAGGTAGAGGGGAAGGAAAGGGATTTCAGCCAGGGCAATCGGGAAACCCCAAAGGGCGTCCACCGGGCATCAAATATGTCAGTGAGGCTCTAAGGGAAAGGCTAGCTAAAGGTGAACTGGATAATGTGACCCTTGCTGACCTCTTGGCTGATAGTTTAATAAAGCGGGCAAAGAAGAGCGATGTCGCCCTCAACATACTACTTGACCGCACAGAGGGCAAGGTTACTCTGCCTATTGGCGGCGGGGGTGAAATAACGCTAAGGGTGGTCTATGACGACAGCGATAGAATACCAAGTACACCTGCGGAATCCTGAAAAACATCTACCACAAAAGCGGATGGTAGAATCCGAAGCCAAACGGCTAATAGTAAAAGCAGGCCGTCGTGGTGGCAAGACTGTAGGTTTCTCGATTAGGGCTACTCGGAGATTCCTAGCTGGCCGGCGGCAGTTATATGCTGCACCAACCAATGAGCAAACTGATACTTTTTGGTATGAGATTACACGGGCACTGGCCGAACCTATAGAGGCCGGTGTTTTCAAGAAAAACGAATCAGAGCGGTTTATTGAGCTTCCAGGCACGAAGCAAAGGATCAAGGCTAAAACGGCATGGAACGCTAATACCCTGCGTGGTGACTATGCGGACGACCTTTACCTCGATGAGTTTCAGTTAATGGCAGAGGATACCTGGGATGAAGTGGGCGCCCCGATGCTTCTTGATAACAATGGGGATGCCGTGATTATCTTTACGCCACCTTCACTAAAAGCCACAGGCATTTCCAGGGCCAGGGATCCCCGCCATGCCTCAAAGCTATTTAAGAAGGCGCAGGAAGATAAAACGGGGATATGGGAGACAATTCATTTTACGAGTCTTGAAAACCCCTTTATCAGTAGAGAAGGGCTGGCAATTATTACCACTGACATGTCTCTCGATTCATACCGCCGTGAGATTATGGCCCAGGATGATGAGATAGAGGCATCTTGGCTGGTTCACAGTAAATTCAATGAGCCACTTTGCAAAATTAACCGCTTCACCATTCCGGATAATTGGGACGTTTACTCTGGCCATGACTTTGGCCCCGCAAATCCCGCTGCTCTATTTCTAGCTCGCGTGAAACTGCCACTTCCCCCGGGCGCACCTGCATATATGAGACAGAATGACATGGTTATCTTCCGGGAGTATGCCCCTGGTGCTGGTTTCTCGATAGGTCAACACATTGAGCGTTTCAAGGAATTGGCTAAGGGATATACGGTCAAATGTAGCAGGGGGGGCAATCTTACTTCTGAAGGCGAGATAAGGCAAGGATATACTCAGGCTGGTTGGTCAATACTTCCCCCAGCGCTTGAAAGGAAGAATAGCCAGATTGACAGGGTAATTGCTATAGAGGAAAGCAATAAGCTCTATATCTTCAATGATTTGTGGCAAACACTCAGTCAAATTTCGAACTGCATGTGGAAACTGGATGCCGATAATAAAACCACGAATGAAATAGATAATGAGAAGGCATACCACTTGCTAGCAGCTCTGAGGTATGTTTGCAGCGATAGCGATTTTACCCCGGAGACGATACCACGGAAAGAGGAAACGCCAAGTTGGAAATACTAGGAGGGCAATATGGGCTTACTTGAATATATTGGAAGCATTGGTGGGATAGCGGGGGTTCTCGCTGCTATCATTTTTCTCACCTACAAGAACATGGTCAAGCAACTGAGAGATGATAGAAAGTATATGGAAGATAGGCTTACCGAAGTCATACATGACTACAACGAGGCAGTTCAGGCCAACACTAAAATCTCAGCCGAATTGTTTACGTGGCTGAAGGCAAAGAATGGGCACAATTAAGGAGTAATTATGTCAGACGAAAGCAGAAAAGAGTATAAGCTAGTCCAGAGCAAGCTAAAGGAAATGAAGCCTCTCTATGACCGCATGGATGAGGACGAGAAACTTTACCTGCTCGAACCCTTTAAGATGAGAAACCTGGGCGATACCGCAGATGAAAAAGATGTCTCCAATGTTACGCTAAACGATCCCCTTCTATACGCTAAGAAGGCTATTGCTATTACCGGAAGCTATCAGAAGCAAACAGTCATTAAGGGAAAGGACTTGTCCGATAAGCAGACGACCAAGATTGAGAAGTTTCTGGACGATATTTTCTACATGGTGAACGAGTATCTTCAGAAACGGGATATTCCCAGCCTGGACGCTTTTATCAATGAGAAAGCCTGTACTCGGGGGCGAATAGGAGCTCGTTCATGTTTGAAGCTAGACGGGGAGGGCAGCATAATTCCTGATGTAGTGCCGGTAGATACGAGATGGTTTCCCCTCGACACTGACAGTAACGGCATGATATGGGGTGCTCCGATTTGTAGCCGTTCAAAGGCACAGGTTGAGCGGGAATATCCCGACATTGGAATCAAACTGAAGGACACCGGGAACCAGGTCATTGACTTCTGGAACGCTACTAATGAGCTGGTGTTCGTTGAAAAGACTATAGGCAAAGATGAAATAAACTCTTACGGATACCCGCCGTTTGTCATTGCCAAGTGTCCGATTGGGTGCATGCTTAATACAGAAAATGCCCTGAAGCATGACGGGGAGAGTATCTTCTGGCCTGATCGTGATTTGTGGAAAGAGAAAAACGAGATTGTCACTATTCTAAAAACACTGAGCAGAAAGGCATTGAAGGGTGGTTTGGAGATTCAAAGAAGTCCAAATAGTCCTGATCGTGGCAAGAAGGCAGAAGAATCGCCTTTTGATGAGAATGTGGTAATAGAAACAGAGACAGGCGGAGGTTTCAGACAATTACCAGTCAACGATATTAAGAGTGCTACCAGGCTGCTCTACTCGATAATAGAGACTTGCTTGCAGAGGGGGGAGCTGACACCTTTAGACTATGGGACTCTGGCCTTCCCTCTGTCCTCAGTGGCCATACTAAATCTTATCGCTGCCCGCAATGACATCTTCGCTCCGATACTGTCCATGATTGCCTCATTCTACCAGGCTCTTTCGAGGATGATTATTGACCAGTGTGTGCAATTCAACGAGACGATAAAGCTAGGACGGCCAGGGGGTTACAATACATACAGCCCGAGTGATTTTGCCGGTGAGTTTTCCATTACCTATCAATTCCACCTGTTATCAAAGGAACAAACGGCTGCCGACGCTACGTTGGCTAAGGCTTTGCGCGGGGTAGTATCCGATGACTATATTCTGCGAGAAATCCTGAAGGTACAGAATCCCGATGGCATGAAGTTTGAACTTCAAACACAACAAGCAGAAAACACAGACGAGGTTTTATTCCTCTTCAATAGGGGACTTAGCTTTTTGCGTCAAGCAGAAGACAAGACTGGGATTGAGCGGGAGATAATGGAACTTGAAGCTAAAACCTTGATGCAACGAATTAAGACTATCTTGAGACAAAGGCAAACGCTAGGACAGTTAAGCCCGATAGAAGGCAAGAGGGAGGAGCCAAAGCGAGAAGATATGTTGCCCCTTTTAGAGAAAGGGGGGACCGGCGCAAAGGGAACAGCGACGGCAAAAGCCGAGGAGACTGAGACATGACAGATAGATACGACATTAAGGAATATCTGGAGGAATATAGGGAGGCACTTGAGCCACAGCCAGAGAAACCTAAACAGCCAACCAGGCCGAACTTCTTAGAGATGCTACGAACTGGTGGGCAGCTAGGAAAACTTAATACCGGGAAAGAGGAATGAACGGATTTACTCTAAATGAAGAGGACCTGCTAAAACGATACGGTCAGACAAAGCAACTGGAGATTGAGCGCCTTTTGTCGCAGTATGGGACTTCCCTCAAAGATGTCCGAGAGATGTATCCCCAGCTAACAACTGCTATTGAGCAGAAAAGGCTAACGACTACCTTCCCCACACAGCCGTTGTTCTTCACTGCTTCTGAAGCTGCTCAAATGGGTTTAGCC